CAACTATAGGGACCGTGTCGATACGCATTTATGCGCTCAACTTCGATCGATGCGGATGCCGGATGTAAGTCATCACGGTCAGTCGCGGGTGCTCTTTCGCGAGCAGCTCAGCTGGTTTCGCGAGAATTCAAGATTCTCGGCCAGTATACCCCTGTATTCAAGGGTAAGAGCTGCTTGGTGTTGCGGAAAGAGTGGGATTCTTATGTGGAGGAGTGCGTCTCTCGAGTTAAACCGAGAAGCAAGTCGTACCATCGCCTTGTCCTGATGTTAAAGTCAGGTAAGAGGCTCTTTGATGGTGACTGTGACAAGTGCGACGCGCCACAGAAGAAGGCGGAGAAGGAGAAGTGGAAGGCGAAGATGTCTGTAGGCCAGACTGTTGGAAGCCCCGAGGATAGGGCGGCCTGGCTAAGCGAATTACGCAGACATATTCGCGTGCTGATAGGAGGTTGGGGGAAGAACCTCGCGGAGAGTAGGAAGGGCGACTTATACGTGCCTGACCAACAAGGGTGCTTTGAGCGCACATCGATTTTGGGGGGAACGCTGGCAGCAATGCCAGATCGGTCGTTACCCTATAATCATGTACGGTTAGGCACCGCGAAATCGAAGGGGAAGATAAGGGTTGTGACAATGCAGAATGCATATGTTAAACAGGTTTTAAGACCTGTTCATACTGCCCTATACAACCATATCTCTTCCTTCAATTGGTTAGTGCGCGGAGAAGTCGGGGAAAAAGATTTCCTGGCAGTGAAGAGTGATCGAAAGAAGGGTGAATCGATCATTTCCGGAGATTATGCGTCTGCAACTGACAACATTCACGTTGATGTCGTTGAGACAATTATCTCAGTCATTGCCGAGGAAAGTTTATTGTCCGATGAAGAACGAGAGGTTCTCATCGGTAGTTTTAAGGGTGTGACAGTGGTCAATAAGGATGGTAGTCTGACTCCAGTCATGCGAGGTAGCATGATGGGAAATTTGGTCTCGTTCCCGCTTTTGTGTTTACTTAATAAAGCGTGTTTCGAGATGTCCAGACCGAACCATAACTGCAGCAAGGGATGTAAGCTGCAGCGACACTGTCACAGATTAGGTCGTTTTAATGGAGACGACTGTATCTTCTGCGGGGACCGAAAATTTTTCCAGAGATGGAGAGAAATTACGGCGCGCTTTGGATTGGTCGTTCAGGAGGAGAAGACTGGGGTATCAGATCGATATGGGGAGTTAAATTCCCAATGTTTCGATTACCTCAAGGGGGCTTTCATCCCAAAGTCCTTCTTCTCTTTCCTCCGTCCCAATAGAACGACTGGTGGCGACTTGTTGGGCGAGGTGATTCAGGGGACAAAGCATATGCGCAAGTCCACACAGCTCTGGTTAATTAACCACGTTTGCAGATATGAAATCGCAATCCGTGGTGTTGTGGCTGCGTCCGTCCCTGATCACCTCGCTTCTCGCCTCTTAAAACGGAGATGGATCCGAAAGATCATCTCCTCCCCTCCCCCCCCTTTCCCCTCTACCGGGGTTGACCGGTCTATTCCGGTCCAAGTAGGTCCTCTACCTCGAGAGGACTACTTGAGTATTGTCGATGAGATCGACAGAGAGGTGACCCGCGCTCATGTAAATTATTGGCGCGGTCGACAGGTTCTAGAGGTATCTTGCCCCATTTGGCGTGATGGCCATGGCAAGACAGAGAAGGAAAATAGGTTGTTCCGATGGTTTGGTAACGAGACCTCTTCATGGCAGAAATGCCTGAAGTGTAACGTGCCAGTCCAAGGTTCTACCTATTGTTCATGCTCGGGTAAAGTGTTCCTCCACTCTACTCCCTATGACAGCCCTGTCACTCCTCTCCGAACCCGGCTTGGCGATAGAAAGAATCGCCATGCTCAGTTCGATACGTCTCCCCCCCCCCCCCCTCCCCTCCGTTACCCACGGGAGATCCCGGGGTCCTTCACTTACCTTAAGTCAACTTGGTTCCTTTTGAACAAGTTCTTTGGTAGTGACTTCTTAATGGACCCTCGAGAAATTAGCGACTGGTCTCCGTATGACCATAAATGTCTGGGCCTTAAGCATGACATAGTCGCATATACCCCGCCGGTAGACTATCCCCCCCCTTCCTCTTTAACTCGCGTCCCACTCCTGACGCTAGAACAACATGCTAGGCGTGTCTACGGTCTTCCCTCGACCTCAACTCTCATTCTCGAAGAATCACGAAAACAGGCGCGATATGGTTCGCGTATACTGCCGACTGTTAAATCGGGTTTCGAGAAAAGGAGAGTTGGTCTTTATAGAGGGATTGTTAATTTAGACTTGGTAGACCCTGGCGTGTTGTGTCCAAATAAACAACACTCGCAGACATTTTTGGATGTCTGCGGCTAAAGCGATTCTAGTCCATGACGGAAGCCCTATTTTCTTTAGGAATCCTGAGACTAGATTCATAATTACCCGTGGTTGTGATGACAGCCATCCACGGATGAGGGAGGGAGATGAAGAGTGGGTATGTTTCCTCGTTTAGAGCCCCAAAAGCGCTGAACCATTGACAATGGTGTGCATTAGTAGGGTGGGTTAGGGAAAGACAGTTAGAGGCAGTTAGTCGACTTAAGAGCACGTTAAAGCTTGTATGTCCGACTAGAGCAAGACTGTTGTACCAAATGGGAGGTCGGAATGAGAGGTAATAAGAACGTCGTAAATATTGTCCACCAGGTTTAAAACAGGATGGAGGCTTTGTGTGGGGTAGTTCCCAACGGTCCTGTCCGTGGTGGTGGCCACCTGTTGTATACCAGCTTCGGCCAGGTAACATCGGTAAGGGTGGAGTTCTTATTATTAATCATTCTCGGCTATGTCAAGCCCCAAGTGCCCTGAAGAGAAAAACGAAGGAAAGTACCCGTTCGGATTGGAGAAGGATTGATGAGATTTTTTCTTGCTCACCAATTGGTATAGGAACGGTGGGTTTAGCCGTAACAGTCAGAATCCATGACTATCGGGAAAGAAGGAGGGAATGATGGACTTAATTGATCCGTCTCTAGTGTGGTATCATTTTCCAATCGATGACAAAACCCCTGATAGGGTCTAGTTAATGATCGGTGACGTCTAAACGTCGTTGGTTGATGATACTGCCTACATGTAAGAGCCAGAATCGATGGCTACCGAGGGAGACTAGGGCAGCATCACACATGAATGTGTAACTAGTCGATCGAGGGAGGAACTTTGGGGGTTAATCGTCCCGGAGCATTGTGGAAGCACGTAGAGAGATGGTCATTTTTTTTTTTGACTCAACTTCTAGTACTGAGAGGAACCTCGGGGATTTATGGTCCCGAGGGGGAAGACCCATACGTTAATGCCGCACGTAAAGGTGGGTGAGGGAATTTTGAAGATTCACTCCTGATCGTTCCCGATCATGAGAAACCTCAACTTTACCGTAAGTCAAACGGCCTCGGACTGGATTCCTAACACAGTCCTTCAACTTCC